TGTTTTAGGCAGCGACCCGTAAACCAACTGTCAAGGAATTTATCTATGTTCATGCGTCCACCCACTTCCAGCCCAGCACCAGACGCACACCCATGCGGTGCGCCCAGCAGGGCTTCTTCGGCAAGTTAAAAATAATCCACCCGCCATCGGCCTCGTCACCCATGCGGTAGCCGCCAACAGGCGGGGGCGGGGTGCGTATCTTGAGATTTCCTGTGTCGTATGTGTTCATATCAGCAAACTCCAAATCCAAACACCAGTAAAGAACAGTGCCAAGCAGATCACCGCCAGCACCCCCATGATCGCAGTCAGCATCACCGTGCCAACTGTCTGCCACGCCTCGGGCACAGGCTTGATGTCCTCGGGGACAATCGGGTAAGGCTTGACCTTCCTGACAGTCGCCGTATCGTAGGCGCAGTCCCATACACACTCGGGCAAGTGAGGGCAGTCGATGCGGCCCGTGTCGCAGTAGCGTCTTGTCATGCTTTTTCCTCGGTAGGCGTCTGGTACGCCTTGAGGCGCTTGACGCGGTTCTTGTTGTAGGTGACCAGTGCCTGCGCGTACTCCACGCCAGTCTCAGCCCGCAGTAGCGCGTGTTCGGCTTCGGCCAGTTCGGCAGCAATAGCCTCTGCTGGGCTGATGCGCTTAAAGATGTCCTTAAACATGTTTCGCCTCCTGTAGTAGTTCGATCCGTTCGCGGCTGACCCGCAGTGTGTTGTAGCGTTGGTGCAAACGCTGCAAGACCGACACGCGGCGCTGGTTCTTGCGCTCCTCCATCAGCATTTCCAGCACCCGCGTCTCATCCAAGGTTCGCAGTTCTGCGTTAAGGCTTCGCCATGTAGTTGTCAATTTTGTTCTCCAATCGAATGATAATTTTTGTCAGTCTGACGACAGTTCGTATCGCCGCGTTTGCTTCCCTGTCTCGTATCCTCAACTCAGCCCGCGCCGCCTTTAGCTGCGCCTTCCATAAATCAATCCGTTTCATTTCAAAGCCTCCAATGCAATGTCTGACAATGCGCGCTTGTCATGTAACGCGCCCCAAATCTTCCCGTCAATCGTCTTGTGCGTCAACATGATGTAGCACCAGACAGGATTCTTCTGGCCGCTGCGGTGCAGCCGCCCGATGGTCTGCTCGTACAGTTCCAGCGACCACGGCAGCGACAGGAACACGATGTGGTGCCCGCCGTGCTGCAAATTCAGGCCGTGTCCGGCTGACTTCGGATGCACCAGCAGCAACTCGACCTGGCCGGCGTTCCAGCGCTCAATGGCCTTGTCATCGTCCAGCGTCTGCGCGTGCGGAAACCGGCGTTTGAGTTCGGCCAGTTCTTCTTGGTAGTTGTAAACCACCAAGGTGTTGGCGCGCTGGTTCTCGGCCAGCAAGTCTTCCAGCCGGTCAAACTTATGGCCGGACGACCAGAGCGGACCGTTGTCGGTGTACAGGAACCCGCTAGCCATCTGTTGCAGCTTCTGCGTCACCACAGCCGCGTTGACGGCCACGACGCGGGCGTCTGGGAACTCCAGCACGAACTCTTTCTTGAGCGTGTTGTAGTCGGTCATGTCCATGTCGCAGCGCAACTCGACTGTGTGCAGCGGCGGCAGCTTGTCCTTGTACTCACCTGGCTCCAGCAGGAAGGTGGCCGGCTTGATGCGCTCCATCACCTGCGCCAGTGAGCCAGGTCGTGGTGCCCAGTCGCCGTACTCTTTGTTTATCAGGATGAAGTACTGCTGCTGGAACGCGCCTTTGCTGCGGCCCAGTAGCGACTGGTCCACGATCTTGCACTGGCCGAACACGTCCTCCAACCCGTTGCTGGTAAACGAGCCGGTCAAGCCCCAACGGATGTTAATCTTGTCGATGACTTTATTGAGCGCCTTGAACCGAGCGCCTGACGGGTTCTTCAGCTTGGTCAACTCGTCGTAAACGATGCCGTCGATGTGCGCTAGGTTCTGCGTCGCCAGCCACTGGATGTTGTCGTAGTTGGTCACGATGATCTGCGCGCCGCCGCCAAGCGCTGCCGCCCGCTGCGCTGGCGTGCCTACCGCCACGGCCAGCGTGCAGCCAGGTGCCCACTTCGGTTGCTCGACCGGCCACACGTCCGTGCAGACGCGCTTGGGGGCCAGCACTAAGAAGCGTTTGACCACGCCGTCAGCCAGCATCGCTTGCATGGCCGTCAGCGTGATGGCTGTCTTGCCTGCGCCCACGGGTGCCAAGATCATGGCGCGGTCGTGTTCGTACAGAAAGTCAGCCGCAGTTTCCTGATAATCACGCAACTTCATTGAGCCACCCATCAATTTGTTCTTTGTTCCACAGGCAAGCGTAGTTCTGCTTCATGCGGTGCATGTCCGACATGAAGACCTTCTGCAACGCGGACAGCCGACCGCCTTCGGTCTTGACCTCAACAAACCATGTCTGGCCGTCAGGTAAGCACACGATGCGGTCAGCCACACCACGGTGCGCGGGACTGGTAAATTTGTAAGCCACACCGCCGAGCGCTTTGACGCGATCAACTAGGTAGCGTTCGATTTGTTTTTCCATGTCTGCATCATACATGTAAAAAACATTTGCACAAGCATTTATTTTTGTGCTAAGATCAAGGCTTACAAACTAAATTGGAGTTCACATGAAGCTAGAGTTCAGTCGCGCCGAAGTCGAGCGCATCATCTTGGTCTACACCAACGCCCTTATCCCTGGCCAACACTTCAACACCGTTGAAGGTTCTGGCTATCGCAACTTGCCGGACACCATCACCGTCAGCGTCATCACGAAAGAAGAAGATGCAGCACAGTAACATCGTCGGTGGCTCGTCAGCCAAGCGCGTGATGGCTTGCCCAGGCTCTGTGGCCTTGGTGCAGAAGATGCCGCCTAAACCCAGCAACAGCCACGCCGATCAGGGTACGCTGCTGCACGACATCATCAGTGAAGTGCTGGAAAAAGACTTGGCCCCCGCGTCGTTCCTTGGCCGCGAGTACCAAAGCGAAGTCTTCACGCAAGACTTGCTAGACGACAAGCTGCTGCCGGCGCTGGCGCTGCTTGACCAAGTAGACCCTGACCGCACCATGCTGTACGAAGTCGAGACGCGTGTTGGCTTTGCTGACCTGCTGCCTGGCGTGTTCGGCTCGACCGACCTGATGGGCCGCATTGGCGGCAAGGCCATCATCCTCGACTGGAAGTTTGGCAGCGGCGTTGCCGTGTCGGCTGAAGAAAACGAGCAGTTGATGTTTTACGCGGCTGCTGCCATGCGTACCCCCGAGGCGAAGTGGGTGTTTGACGGCGCAACTGAGATCGAACTCATCATTGTGCAGCCGCCAGAAATCAAGCGCTGGACGACCACCCGCGCGCGCATCGAACAGTTTGAGATCGACCTGGTGACAGCCGTCAAGGCAGCCGAGCAGCCAGAGGCCAAGCTCAAGCACGGCGACCACTGCCGCTGGTGCAACGCCAAGCCGGTGTGCCCGATCATGACCGGCGCTGTTGACCGCGCAGTGGCGCTGAAGATGGATAAGATTGACGTTGACAAGCTGGGCGCGTATCTACACAATGCAGACCTCTTGGAAAGCTGGATCAAAGACCTGCGCTCACTGGCAGAAGAAATGCTCAAAAAGGGCAAGCCCGTTGCGGGCTGGAAGATGGTGCCCAAGCGGGCGACAAGATCATGGGTGAAGGAGGAGGACGCCAAGGTGGTGCTGCTCCAACACCTCAAAGAATCTGAAGTGATGGTGACTAAGTTGATAAGTCCGGCAGCGGCTGAGAAGCTGATGAAAAAGCTGCCAGACGGATTGACAGTCGCTATCAGTTCGGGTAACACAATTGCACCGGAGAGCGATCCCCGGCCAGCAGTTGTTCAGTTGGGTGACCTTCGGGCTGCCCTTTCTAAAATCATGTAAAGGTAAATTATGTTGACCGTTTTCAAATCCGCTGGTCTGCCAGCAGTCTCTTCCCTCGCTACTTCCCTTCGTTCCATCGCCACTGATGTTGGCCCAGCCGGCGTTGTCATCCTCAAGATGGACAAGACCGGCCACTGGGTGTTCGGCGCTGATCAGACCGAAGTCGAAGATGACGCAACTTGGGCCATCAACCCGTTCTCGTTTGTACACGGCTTTATTGCTTGGGGCGACGGCGAAGTGTTGGGCGAGAAGATGGCTAGCGTCAGCCAGCCCCTGCCAGAACTTGAAGTGGCCCCCGCTGCTGCCAAGCGCGGCTGGGAAACCCAAGTCGGTATGTCGCTCAAGTGCTTGACTGGCGAAGACAAGGGCATGGAAGCGCGCTTCACCACCACCTCGGTGGGCGGCAAGCGTGCGGTGCAGGCACTGGCTGTGGCCTTGGCCGAGCAGGTCGAGAAAGACCAGACCAAACCTGTTGCAGTTATCAAGCTGAAGAAGGACCATTACGCGCACAAGAGCTACGGCAAGATTTACACGCCGGTGTTCAATGTGATCGAGTGGGTCGGCATGGACGCCGAGACAGAATCGACGCCTGAAAGTGCGTTGACTGCCGCTGTAGAGGCTGATGAAGCCCCTGCGCCGGCAGGACGCCGCCGCCGCGCAGCGTAAGCCTTTCCTGATGCCCATTCGCAAGAGTGGGCATTGGAAAATGCTCTACCTCGACTTTGAAACCCGCAGCCGCTGTGACCTTAAAAAGCACGGCGTTTACAACTACGCTCAAGACGCCTCGACCGAGGTGCTGTGCATGTCCTACGCCTTCGGCGATGGTGACGTGCAGACGTGGCTACCCGCCACAGAATTCCCATCTGCTGTCCGCAATCATACCGGCCTGATCTACGCCCACAACGCAGCGTTTGAGCGCCTGATCTTTTGGTATGTCCTACAGATCGACTTCAAGCTGGAGCAGTTCTACTGCACCGCAGCGCAGGCGCGGTCCAACTGCGCGCCTGGCAGCCTTGAGGATGTGGGCCGGTTCGCCAGCGCCAGCATGAAGAAGGACCACCGTGGCGCTCAACTGATCCGGCTGCTGTCGATCCCACAGGCCGATGGCGAATTCCGTGAGGATGCCGGCCTGATGGCCGAGATGGTGGCTTACTGCGAACAGGACGTGCGCGCCATGCGGGCCGTCAGCCAGGCCATGCGGCCACTGAGTGCTGACGAGCTACTGGACTACCACGTCAACGAGCGCATCAACGACCGAGGCGTGCTGGTGGACGCCCCGCTGTGCCGCGCTGCTGTTGAGTACGCCGCCGACGAGACAGTCGAGATTCAGCAGATCGTGCATGAGGTCACCGAGGGCGCTATCACCAGCGTGCGCTCGCCTAAGATGCGCGAGTGGGTGCTTGAGCGCGTCGGCCCCGAGGCCAAAAAACTGATGTGGACCGGCGAGAAATATTCGATTGACAAGACTGTGCGGGCAAACCTGCTTGCGATGGAGAACCATGATGAGATTCCGGCCCATGTTGCGGACGTTATTCAATGCGCGGACGACCTCTGGGCGTCTTCGGTTGCGAAATTCAGCCGCCTTGCAGACCTCGCCGATGTCGAAGATCAGCGAGTTAGAGGCGCTTTCGTTTTTGCTGGAGGGGCTGCCACTGGACGTGCTTCAAGCTATGGAGCGCAGGTTCACAACTTTACCCGCAAGTGCGCCAAAGCACCTGATGAAGTACGCAACGCTATGGTGCGTGGACACACAATCACCCCAAGATTTGGAAAGCGCATTACAGATGTTCTCAAGGGAATGCTCAGGCCCGCACTGATCGCCAAGCCAGGCCATGTCCTGATCGCCTACGACTGGTCAGCTATTGAGGGTCGCGTTCACCCGTGGCTGTCCAACTGCCCGTCAGGCGAGGCCAAACTGGACGTGTTCCGGTCGGGCCTTGATCCGTACAAAGTCAATGCCACCGCCACCTTTCGCACGCCTTACGAGGAGGTCACCGCTGACCAGCGTCAGGTCGGCAAGGTCCAAGAGTTGGCACTTGGCTTTCTGGGTGGCGCGGGCGCGTTTGAGGTGTTCGGGCGCGTTTACGGCGTGCGCTTGACAGCCGGTGAGGTTGCGCGGGCTGTGGCGGGCTGGCGTATCGCAAACCCGTGGGCCATGCTGCACGGCAACGCCCTTGAGGCTGCGTACCTGCGCGCCATGCGAAATAAAGGCTACGAAGTCAGCGCGGGTCGGGTTACCTACCTGTTCGACGGGCAAATGCTCTGGTACAGTCTTCCTTCCGGCAGGGTGCTGTGCTACCCCAATGCCAAGTTCGACGACGAAGGCAATGTGACGTACTCAAAAGCCGCTTGGAAACCCGCCGCAGACGCCAAAGAATGGCCCCGTGCCCGCTTGTGGCGCGGCTTGGCTTGCGAGAACGTGACGCAGGCCGCTGCTCACGACATCCTGCGCCATTCCCTGCGCCAGCTTGATGGCGTTGTCCTACATGTACATGATGAGATTGTTGTCGAGTGCCCAGCTACCGAAGCTGATGCAGTTGGCGCAGCCATGCACCGCGTCATGTGCGAACCACCAGCATGGGCCGTTGGCCTGCCGCTGGCGGCTGAAGGTGTCACTACTACCCGTTACTCGTAAAAAAGCCCCCGTGGATTAGACGGGGGCTAACTCAACTTCAAGGAGAGAACAACATGTTGGATTTTATAGCATCTTTGGCCCCCGAGGGCGAAACCGCCCTGATAGTCAAGCAAAAACCGAAATTAAAAGATGGGGTGTTGGATTTTCACGCCGACGGCGCGATCAAGGCCACCTGGCCGGCGTTCCTGCCCGACCACAAGATCAAGGCCGGCGAGTCATGGTACGGCAACACCGCCAGCTACATCATTGAGCGCTTCAAGGACGGCCACCCGTCAGCCAGCGCCGCCAACTGCGAGTATGTGCTGGTGCTGGTGCTGGACGATGTGGGCGACCCCATCAAAGCGCCCAACCTGCCCCCCATCGCGCCGACATGGAAGATCGAGACCTCCAAAGGATCGTTTCAGTGGGGCTACGCCTTCAACGAGCAGCCGACTAAGGGCGAGTACGCCGCCGCCATCAGGGCGATGGCTGACGCGGGCTACACAGACCCAGGCGCTTGTAACCCTGTCCGCAATTTCAGGCTGCCTGGCTCGGTCAATTTGAAGCCTGGCCGCGATAACTTCGCTGCCGTGCTGACCGAGTTTCACCCCGAGCGCGACTTCACGCTGGCCCAACTGTGCGAAGCTATGGGCGTGACGCCTGGCCCCGTCGAGAGCGCCTACAAGCCGATCCGCGTGTCTGACGACGGCGCGGATGACGTGCTGGCGTGGCTGTCCGGCCAAGGGCTGCTGCTGTCCAAACCGAACCCAGAAGGCTGGGCCGGCGTGGTCTGCCCCAACAGTGCCGAGCACACAGACGGCAACCCAGAAGGCCGCTACATGCCCGCCAATCGGGCCTACTGCTGCCTGCACTCGCATTGCCTTGAACTGGACAGCGCGACATTTCTAGAATGGGTTGGCGAGAATGGTGGGCCAGCGCATACGCCTGGCCTGCGCGAAGAACTGCTCGCCACCCTGATGGAGGGCGCGCTTGCCAAGCTGACGCCCAACGACATATTCACCGACGAGGCTGCCGCCCGCATTGCCGAGACTGAGCGCAAGGAACTGGGCCGTATTGAGAAGGCCGACTGGTATGAGCGCTTCGCGTATATACAAGACGACGAATCGTATTTTGACATGCAGGACCGCCGCGAAGTGTCCCGCCAGACGTTTAACGCCCTGTTCCGGCACATCAGTTGCAAATCGATCCACACAGGCCGTAAGGTCGAAGCGTCAATTTGTTATGACGAGAACCGCCAAGCCAAAGGCGCAAAGGCGCTGGTCGGCATCACCTACGCCGCCGGCGAGTCGGTGCTGGTCGAGCGTGACGGCGACATCTACGGCAACCGCTGGCGTGACGCCCGCCCACCAGTGGCCGCCGGTGACATCACCCCGTGGCTGGACCACTGCCGCACGCTGGTGCCCGAGCCGAGCGAGTTGGCGCATGTCCTTGATGTGATGGCGTTCAAGTTGCAGCACCCCGAAGTCAAGGTCAACCATGCGATCCTGCACGGCGGGGATCAAGGGTCCGGCAAAGACACCATGTGGGCCCCCTTTATCTGGTCGGTCTGCGGCCCCCACCTGAAGAATCGCGGCCTGCTTGACAATGACACCATGAGCAGCCAGTTCGGTTACGCCCTTGAGTCCGAGATTCTGATCTTGAATGAGTTGAAAGAGCCAGACGCAAAAGAGCGCCGCGCGCTGGCGAACCGCCTCAAGCCTATCATTGCAGCGCCGCCCGAGATGCTGTCCGTCAACCGTAAGGGTTTACACCCATACCAGATGGCAAACCGCGTTTTCGTTCTAGCGTTCTCGAATGACCCCGTGCCGATTAGCTTGGACAGTCAAGACCGCCGTTGGTTCTGTATCTGGTCACAAGCCCCCAGAATGACCCCAGACGCCGCCGCTAAGATGTGGGCCTGGTACAAGTCCGGTGGCTTTGCAGCCATCGCCGCCTGGCTGCTGGCGCGTGACGTGTCCGCCTTTAACCCTGGCGCAGCGCCCGCCTCGACAGAATTCAAGATGAACCTGGTTGAGCACGGCATGAGCATTGCCGAATCGTACCTTGTAGACCTGATGCGCCTGAAAATGGGCGAATTCTCCCGTGGCGTTATCGGCTCGCCCTTTCACGCGGTCTGTGACCGCTTGGCAGGGTCTGCCCCTAGTGGGGTCAAAGTGCCGCAAACGGCGCTCCTGCACGCATTTAAGGAGGCCGGTTGGGTCGATTGTGGCAGGCTCAAGTCGCGGGATTATGACACTAAAAAACACATATTCTGCGCGCCCGATATGGCGGACAGACCAAAGTCAGAATTGCGCCGCATGGTAGAAGACGCGCCGCCGTCCGCATTGGTCAGGGTCAAGTAGAGAGCGCCTTATAGTTTCAAAATGACGGCTAGGACCGCCGCCGCCAGCGCGGCCAGTACTAGGACCATCCGGCGCGTTCCTCAAGCTGATGCACCAGCGCAGGGTCGAGAATGGCAGTCACGTCAACCCCCTGCACGCTGGCGCTGATTAGGTGGTACACGTCCGGCCAGCCTGGCTCATCCCATGAGCCTGGTTCGCCTGGTTCTAACTCAAATTCACAATCAAGGGTTAACCCTCGGGCGGTGTAAGGCACTTTCATTCGATTAGCTCCTTCGGTAGTTCAACTTCATCACCCAGATTGGACGCTACGAAGCAGCGCATGGCTGCAATGAGGGGTGTTTGCCCCTTGTACTCGTAAGGCTCCCCTTCGTTGGTTGTGTACGCGCGCCATGTACCTGTGTACTCGTCTGGCGTTAGCTGTATAGCGTTTAGCTCAATGATCGGCCCACCTTGTGCCCAGTTGGTTGATGGACTCCAATAGCATTGCGGCTCTGGCAAATGCGGAATGACAATTTGATGGCTTGCATGGTGTATACCTATGCCGCTTCCCCACAATAAATTGGGGTGTTCAATTTTTGCTACCGCCCAATCAAGGGCAGCGCCTGTTAATTCTGCTGTTTTCATTTTGTAACCCTCGCTGGCGCAATGTACGCGTCACGCCCGCGCAGGCGCAGCCAAGCCGCCACCCGTTGGGCGCGGTGCCTAGGCACTAAGCGCCGCCCTACGGCGCGGCTGAAATGCGCGCCTGGCGCGAATAGTTGGATGCTGTAGAGTGTCATGCCTCCACCTCGTAAGCGTCAAACCCTTGGGGCTGGCTGACGTGAGTTGTAAGAGGCTGAAAAAACGATGCGATAAATTTGTTTGCTTCATTAAGCGCGCTTTCCGACACACGCGCATTGCGGGAATTGGTTGCGTAATAATCGCGTACATACGCGGCAGTGCTTAGAGCCGCGCCAAACTTAGGGTAAACCCGCTTTTCACCTTTGAGGCGCGGCTTTGCGTGTTTTTTGTTGGCTTGCTGCATTACCTCATTCACCCGCAACTGTAGGCGCTGCTCGTCGGTCAAGTCGCGGGTTTCGTATGTGGTGTAAGGGGCTTGGACCGTGTAGGTTGTGCTTTGCACTTTAAACGTGGTTTTCATGTTGTCAGTCCTTTAAAATTGAGCGTACAGAAAGCCGGATGCGGTCTCAGCCACGATTGTGGTGTTTTCCTCAAGGTAGGCGCGAACGTGTTCGCGTTCGCCGTCTGTGTCGCCGTCTTCGATAGAACTAAATTCAAGCCCGTAGTTTGCGGCTATGTCTTCAACTGTGTCTTCTGAGAAATCGCAGCAAAGCGCGATAACGTCAAGCTCTGCATTAGGGTCTGCTTCTTCCATGTAGTCAAAGAGCGCGCCAAGCCCCTCATAAGAGAATTGGTTAACGCGGCCCATGCTATGAAAAGCGGCCCGAAAGTCTGAAAGATTGATTGTCTGGATCATAGGGTACTCCACTGTTATCGGGACAATTTCCCGCCTATGCGCCCGCGTAAGGCGCATAAGCTGGCATTGTCAATACTTAGACGCCATGTTGAGCGCAAACGTGTCATATCCGGCAGCGTCCAGCCATTCGCGCGCAATTTTGGAATCTAACGGGATGTACTTAATCTGGTGACCACCATAAAAAGCCGGATGGTTTTGTTTGCGCCACAAAATTTGTGTGCCGCGTTTTACGTTGATACGAAATTGTTGATCTGGTGACTCGTGAGTGATTTCTGTCCAGCTTGCGTTATCTGTCGGGATGGTTTCTACGTTGTACATGGTTAGCCCCTTATTTAACTAAAACATCAAAATATGCAAGCATCAGCGCGGCAGCGCCGGCGATGAGCAGCAGCGCGCCTATGGTGTCGAATAGTGCGCGCCTCATGGTTTGGCTTTCATCAAGTAATTGGCGCGGGCGATAGCGATGCTCAGGCCGTCCGGCGTGCGCGCATAGGTGCTGTCGGGGATGCTATGCGTTATGCCGGACGCCATCACGCTATATCCGGTTTTATGATCCAGCACCCAATAGCGTCCGGCTTCATGTTTGATTTGTGATTCTGTCATCTGTTGCCTTTCAGTGGCCAGGCTTTGCGCCTGGCCGGTTGGTTTAGTAATTCCAGGCTTTCAGGCCGCGCCGTTTGGCTTCGGCTTTCGCTTCGGCTTTGCTGTTGAAAGTGAGTTGCATCACTTCGCTGGTGATGCTGGCGTCACGGTGCATGATGAGCGTGAAGCGCTTAGCTGGTGCATTGAAGATTGAAGCGTACATTTGCGGGCCTTTCGTTTGTTGAAGTCTCTAGTGTAAAGGATTGTTTTGCACTGTCAAGGATTATTTTCTAGGTGTTTACCCGCATCGTATGCGCGGCTGATCTTGCCGCGAAAATTGATCGTGTACTGCAATTCGCCGTCAATGAAAACGTAAATCGTGCCTTTGGGCGTGCGTTGCGTTAGCGTGACATCTGGCGCGGCATGTAGGAAACGATCGCACGCTTCGGCGATAGCATCGCCCTGCGTTCGGGTGATAAGTTGGCGCAATTCGGGTGCGCGTGTGGCTTTGTGTAGCGCTGCGTAATTGGTGAATGTGGTGGTTCTTAAGATGGTGGTTTGACTTGCCATGAAAATTCGCCTTTCTGTTTAAATGGATTTCCAGTATATCACATATCGTAAATTCACGCTTTGCGTGGTTAGTGTGGGCGGTTTTGTGGACGGCGGTTTTTGGCGTGATTGTCCATGCGTCTGCCATAGGGGAAAGGGGGCTTTGTGGACAATGTGGACAATGTAGAAGATATAAGTTTAAAAATATGAGTGTATACAATAACTGTATACAATGTTATAAGCTGCCAATGTTTGTGGACACGCTAGATTGTCCACAACTCGCCCACGTCAAAAAGCCCGCGGTATGGTTTGTGGGCAATGTGGACAATTTGCTTTTAGGTTGTCCACAATGCCCACACTCTGCTCCTTAATCAATAGCGCTCTGCTCCTTAATCGATAGCATGTAATGATGCAAGCCGCCGATGTTTGTGGACATGTCCACATTGCCCACACTGCGCGAAGTGAGTGCTAACTAACCAGGTTGTATGTGAGTGCTTACTAACTTGCAAGTGAGTGCTCACTACCGCTTGGCATGTTAGTAAGTGCTTGCTGACTTAGGGGGTGGGGGTAGGGCCGAGCGCCAGTGGGCCACGGTGACGTAGGGGCTGCAAACAAAATTTTTTTTAATGTAAACTCAAAGCACACGCTACCGTGGCTGGAGAACCCATGTTTCACTCACTGCCCTACGCGCCCCGCGAAGTCAAAGCGACTGAAGCGCGCCTCAACGCCATCTACGAAGCCGCCAAGCTGGGCCTCAAAGGCGACACCCTCGCATTGGCTGCCGGCATGTTGCCCCAAGAATACCGGCAACTGTGCCAGCTTGACCCCATCGCAGAGATGGCGGCGATGAAAGGCAAAGCCGATGGCGAGATTACGGCGTCGCAGCAACTGCACCAAGCCGCCGCCGAAGGCGACGCCAAAGCCAGTCTGGCTATCTTGCAGCACGTTCACGGCTGGGTCGCCAAGCAGGCGATCACCATCGACGTAGACCAGCGCATCAGCATCACCGGCGCACTGGCCGAGGCCGAGCGCCGCGTCATCGACGTAATTGCACATGACATATCTGATCGCAGTATTGTTCCTATGGATACTAAGCAAACTCTAAATGCAGACCACTAAATACAGCGCAAGCGATGAGCAAGAACTTATGGCACGGCTGTGGAGTCCGGCCATCAAGGACAACCCGCTGGCGTTCGTCATGCTGCTGTTCCCGTGGGGCGTCAAGGGCACGCCGCTGGAGCACTTCAGTGGGCCGCGCAAATGGCAGCGCGAAGTGCTGCAAGACATCGCAGCGCACATCAAGCAAAACAACGGTAAGGTTGACTTCGACACCTTGCGCGAAGCGGTCGCGTCAGGCCGTGGTATCGGTAAGTCGGCCCTCGTCAGTTGGCTGGTGATCTGGATGCTGACCACGCGGATCGGCTCGACAACCATCGTGTCGGCCAACAGCGAGTCGCAGTTGCGTAAAGTGACATGGGCCGAAATCACCAAGTGGCTGGCGATGGGGCTGAACAGCCACTGGTTTGAAGTCAGCGCCACCAGCTTGCAGCCAGCCAAGTGGCTGACCGAGCTAGTCGAGCGCGACCTGCGTAAGGGCACTCGGTACTGGGGCGTCGAAGGCCGGCTGTGGTCGGCTGAGAATCCAGACGCGTTCGCGGGCGTACACAACATGGACGGCGTGCTGGTCATCTTCGACGAGGCCAGTGGTATTGATGACGCCATCTGGGCGGTGACGGCGGGCTTCTTTACAGAGAACACGCCTAATCGCTTCTGGTTTGCGTTTTCCAACCCGCGTCGCAACACGGGGTACTTCTACGAAACCTTCCACTCCAAACGCGACTTTTGGAACACAAAGGTGGTGGACGCGCGCACAGTCGAGGGAACCGACAAGCAGGTCTACCAACAGATCATCGACGAGTACGGGCCGGACTCAAGCCAAGCGCACGTTGAGGTGTACGGTCAGTTCCCAAGCGCGGGCGATGACCAGTTCATCGGGGCCAACACGGTCGATGAGGCCATGAAACGGGTCAAGTACCAAGACCTGAGCGCGCCTATTGTGATCGGGGTGGACCCAGCCAGGTTCGGGGCTGACGCTACGGTCATCGCGGTGCGGCAGGGGCGGGATATTGTCAAAATCATCCGGCACCGAGGCGACGACACCATGACGGTGGTCGGGTATGTGATCGAAGCGATTGAGGAGTTCAAGCCGGCGCTGGTGGTGATCGACGAGGGCGGGCTGGGGGCGGGCATTGTGGACAGGCTCAAGGAGCAGCGGTACAAGATCAAGGGTGTGAACTTCGGAAACAAGTCGAAAAACCCGATTATGTACGGCAATATGAGGGCGCAAATGTGGGGTGATATGCGCGAATGGCTGAAAACAGCTAGTATTCCGAACGACAGGTTCTTGAAGACGGACTTGATTTCGCCTATGATGAAGCCTGATTCTCGCGGAACAATCTTTTTGGAGTCCAAAAAGGACATGAAATCGCGAGGATTGGCCTCGCCGGATGCGGCGGACGCTATTTGCGTGACGTTTGCCTTTCCCGTGGCGCATCGGGGCGAGTACAATGCGCGAACAACCACCCGCCGGACGTATTCCGATACTTCGGCAGCAACTTCTTGGATGGGGAGCTAGCATGGCGACGAAAAAAGGGGTTTCTCTAAGCGTAGGTCGCGGCGAAAAACTGCCGGTGTCCAAGGGCGCGGGCCTGACTGCCAAAGGCCGCGAGAAGTACAACGCTGCTACCGGCAGCAACTTGAAGCCGCCAGCCCCTAACCCCAAGACCAAGGCAGACGAGGGCCGCAAGGCTAGCTTTTGTGCCCGCATGGAAGGTGTAGTCAAGAACGCCAAAGGCGATGCAGAACGCGCCAAGGCATCACTCAAACGATGGAAGTGCTAATCATGGCAACTAAACCTGGTCTCTACGCAAACATTCACGCAAAACAAGCGCGCATCAAAGCCGGCTCTGGCGAGAAGATGAACAAAGTCGGCAGCAAGGCTGCGCCGACCAAGCAAGACTTTATAAAGTCTGCCAAGACTGCGAAGAAGAAGTAATGCCACTCGTTAAATCCAAATCACCCGAAGCCTTTCGCAAAAACGTCAAGGCTGAAGTGGCTGCTGGCAAGCCTGTAAAACAGGCCGTGGCAATTGCTTATTCGGTCAAGCGTAAAGCAGAAAAGAAATAACATGGCAGACCCAACAGGCATCGTCGCCGCCGCAGCCGTTGCTGTTGGTGGTTCGGCTAAAGACAAAACCAACGCCAGCGTGTTGGCTACCGCACGCTCACGGCTTGATATGGCGATGTCGGCCTTGTCTGAGTCGCGTGAAGATGAGATTGATGACCTGAAGTTCTACGCCGGTTCACCCGACAACCATTGGCAGTGGCCTGCTGACGTGCTGGCGACTCGCGGCGCGGTGCAGGGGCAAACCATCAACGCCCGCCCGTGCCTGACGATCAACAAGCTGCCGCAGCATGTGCGCCAAGTCACCAACGACCAGCGGCAGAACCGGCCAGGTGCCAAAGTCATCCCCGTGGACGACAAGGCCGATGTGCAAGTGGCCGAAATCTTTAACGGCATGATTAGGCACATTGAGTACCTGTCAGACGCTGATGTGGCCTACGACACGGCCTGCGAGAACCAGGTGGCTTACGGCGAAGGCTATTTGCGCCTGCTCACCGAGTATTGCGACGACAACACGTTCGATCAGGACATCAAGATCGGGCGCATTCGCAACTCGTTTTCGGTCTACATGGACCCGATGATCCAAGACCCAACTGGTGCGGATGCCAAGTATTGCTTTGTCACTGAAGACCTGACCCGCGCAGAGTACGAGCGCCAGTACCCAAACGCCGCGCCCATTACAACTTTGCAATCCTTGGGTGTGGGCGACCAGTCGATCAGCAACTGGCTGAACGAAGACACGATTCGTGTTGCCGACTACTATTACATCGACTATGACCGCGCAACGCTGAACTTGTACCCAGGCAACATCACGGCGTTTGACGGCTCTCCCGAAGACAAGCAGCTAAAGGCCATCTACGGCAAGCCCAAGCGCAGCCGCGAGTCTGACCGCCAAAAGGTTAAATACTGCAAGATCAACGGCTACGAAATTCTTGAAGAACGCGAGTGGGCGGGCAAGTGGATTCCCGTCATCCGCATTGTCGGTAACGAGTTTGAGGTTGATGGTCGGTTGTATGTGTCTGGCCTTGTGCGTAACGCCAAGGACGCCCAGCGCATGTACAACTACTGGGTCAGCCAAGAGGCCGAGATGCTGGCTTTGGCCCCTAAAGCGCCATTTATCGGCTACGGCGGGCAGTTTGAAGGCTACGAAGACAAGTGGAAGACCGCTAACACGACCAATTGGCCGTATTTGGAGGTCAATCCAGACGTTACAGACGGCCAAGGCTCTGCCATGCCGCTACCCCAGCGGGCACAGCCTCCGATGGCCTCCAGCGGCCTTTTGCAAGCCAA